TTGCCGTCTAAAATGGAAAGTGCCATATTCTCAAGCTCCTTGTTAAATCACACCCACATACATTGAGTTTCTTTGCTCGCTGAAATCCAAGAATCGCAAGCCATCGTCCAGTTCTGATGGGGTGCAAATAAGGCTAATCCTCAAGCCCCTCTGCCAAGCCCTTTTAGCCGTTCTGATCGTTGGGGTTTGGCTGGTGATTCGTGCGGTGTAGACCTTTGTGTCTAAAATGTTGTTCTGTATCTTGGTAAATAGGGGCGGGGTTTCCTCATAGAAAGCCTCGAAGATTTGGCAGTAGGTGGCATCAAAATCCTCTTTGCTAATCTTGGCCGCTGTGTCGGAGTAGTCGATTGTAACAGCCACTTCATACACTCCGGTGTAATTGCCAAGCAACTGACCCCCTACCGATGCGGAGATTGTAGCGAATGGAAATAGCTTTGCCCCCACTCTATTGGTCTTATAGACATTGAGATTGGGGATGTTTGCAAGAAGATTCTCTAGCGCATCCTCTACATTGATTTGAACGCTATTATTCATTTAATCGATTGTCCTTTAATTAAAGGGGTAGGTTTTCCCTGCTCCAGCGTTGTATAAGGATGTGATTTCTGCGCCAGTCAGCGCACGATTCCAGACTCCGTATTCACAAATACGATAGTCTCCTTGTGACCCGTAAAAATCACCCTCAGCGGCTTGAGCGCCAATTGCCAGACCAGTTGCGCTTCTTGCCGATTCATCTCCTGCGTCATCAGCATAAAATGAATTGTCTATATACCACACAAGCCCAGATGCATCTTGCGTTATACACAAATGAACCCATTGACCTAAATTCCAAGTATAAAACTGCCCATAGTTTACATTGGGTGGGTTTGAATAAACCCATCCGGCATTACCCCCGCCGGAGCCATCTTGTTCTACTAAGACAATTCGATTTCCTGCAATGTAACCTAAATCAGAAAGGGATGGGAAACACGATGTTTCCTCAGCGCAGGTTCTGTTGTCTGAATTTATATACGCCCAAAGCGATATAGTCCAAGAACTTGGAAGCGCAAAATCACTTTTTTCTAAAAATGTTCCATTTGCGTTAAACCCTGCACTATTTGTTATTCTGCCAGTTGCTATTGTTATGTTTGCATTTGTTCCGTTTACAACAGAAAGCGTATTTCCATTCCCACTTGAATCTATCCAGCTAGTTGTATCTAGTTTCCAGTAGGCAAGTAGTCCGCTTAGGAGTGAAGATGGGGCTTCGGATATTTTTGCTGTGGCTATAATGTCTAGGGTCATAGCCCTTGACCAAGTTCTATTTTGACTGATTACTGCGGGGCTATCCCCAGTCACCTTCGCCACATAAAAGGTTATGTTTGAATTGGTTGTGAGGTAGCTCGCCAAGTCTGGGTCACGATAGAGTTGCTCGAGGATGTCGTAAAACTTGGCATCAAAGTCGGCTCTTGCTGTTGTGTCTGCCCTAGCGACATAGGTGATGGTGGCGGGGGTTTTGAACACACCAGAGAAAGGTACAAGCTCCTCTGACCCAATCTGTGCTTGAACCGTGACGCTGGGCATTGTGCGAGCCGTCCCCCTCTCGCTGGTAAAGAAGTTCACGCCAGTAATCCCGGAGACAACATTAAGGAGGGCGTTCTCCACCTCCCTTTCAATCGAGGCCATTAGGTAGTAATTTCCGCAAGTTCGATGGTGAAGGACAATCCATCGGTGCTTTGCGAAAATCCTCCGATCATGCGTTCCACCCCGCTAACTGTGCAAAGAGAGCCGATAACTGGGGCAGAGATTCCAGAAGCTAAAACAACTAGGCTTTGCGTCACTCTAAACACCTCGCCCCCTATCTCTAACTCGCTTGCCGTTGTAAGGTCGGTTACAGAGGCAGAAACAGAGGTAGAACCCAAGCCAGTCACGGATTGATAAAGGTCTTGAATCATATAGGTCAAGTCCGTCGCAAAGTAGGAAGTGGGGATACTGCCAGCCATAAAACCACCTCTTATGTCAATCCATACTTGTCATGCCCTCAAAGCTGAAAATGTTATCGGTCTCCCACTCATTTTTCTGTGGGAAGAAGCCGGTTTGCTTGTCTCTCCTTGTTGCCGAAGCAAGGATAATCGGGGTGCTATTGATTGCCCAAAAGTCCGTAGCCCCTCGAATTGCCTTTGCCATCTGCTCAACCGATGGAGCGGTGTAGGTGTTTAATCCTTGAATCTTAATGTCGGCTGGACATAGCACAAAGAAGTTGTCTTTGCCCATAGTTTGCCTAGCCCTCACGATTAGTTCTAGCGGGTTTCGATAGTGGCCTTGAGATAGCCCAAATGGGGCAACTAGGTTGTAAGACTCTGGAAGTCCCTCGGCTGGTTTGTCGTCTAGCTTGTCGAGGATGATGTTGGTCTTGTCTGCGTCCTTAATCTCTGGATGGCTATACACAAAGTCAGTCCAGCTTCTTTTGCTTTTCCGATAAGCCTCGTACTGGTTCGGCCAAACCTCTAAATCAATTATGTCGCCTTGCCTATGTCCAGCCTTCACATAGCTAGTCAGTTCAAAAACTCCGTGGTATTGGGCGAGGCAATCAAAGAAAACTTCGTGGCCTTGGTCGGCTAGATGTTTGGCGGCTGGCAAGCAACGAAGCACATCCCCCAACCTCTGCGAATACTTAATAGTTTTAACACTCATCGGCAACGCTCTTGTCTGTTATGAATGGCAAATAATCTCTCAACCTAACCGGGCTAGTTGTTTGTTGTAGTTTATCCCATCCCTCAACCAGCCCCTTATACCCATAGAAATCTTCCTTGAATTGGGCTTGTTCCTTTGTGGCGTAGGCGAAGTGGTCGAAGGTTAGCCCCCAAGTTTCAGTCACTCCCCTCGGAATCATCATCGACTGGACATTTAGCTTGGGTGGTTCGTGGCTGGTAAAGTGAACATCTTTGCCCCACTTCCAAGCCCTCAACCATTCGTACCAGTTCGAGCCAAAGCCCTCTCTAGTCACTACTTTTTTATTCTGCCCCACATAATAGTTACAATGGAACTGCATAGATCGCCCCTCCTCGCATCCCTTGAGATGCCCGAAGATTGCTTCTAGTTGGTCTACCCTCCATATCTCATCGGAATCAATCTGCATCACAACTCCGTTCTCTACTCCCCGCAAAGCCTCGTTAATCATCGCCAGCTTGCCGGGAAATGGCTTGGCCTGCCAACAGACTGAAACATTCTTGTCCTTAATGCTCTCAAGATATTCGTGCGTTCCGTCCACGCTTATAAAGTTCTTGTGATACTTGTCTGGAACTTGCTTGCACCAGCGGGTGCATCCAAGAGGCTCGGCCACTCCCTCGACAATCCTCCATTGCCAAGGAATCTTGAGCTTCTGAAATTCTGCTAAATGCCTCTGGATGTAGGGCATCCCATTGAGGACGATGGTAAAGATGGTCAGCATTTCAATCGCCCATAGATAACGCTAATCTCTGGACAGAAAGAAACCGAGTCGTGCCGGTAGCACTCAAATCCAATCGAATCAAACCAAGCCATGAACTCCTTTAGCCAAGTATCTGAATAGTGTAGCTCGATGGTAATTTCTTTTAGATTGTGGACATTCCCAATTTGCAGAAGTTGAGTCTCGTCCCCTTCTATGTCGCACTTAATGTGAGTAATAGAGTTCTCTTTTATCCAAGTGTTCATTTGAGGTGCGGAGTCTGCCTTTTCGCATAAGAACTTTCCTTGTGGGTATTGTTGAGAAAGGGTTTGAATGTCTCCTTGGTTCATGTCCACCCCCATATAAAACTCTGGTTTTTGTGATAGAAAATACTTAGTCGTTCCGTTGGCCTCTTGCCTTTCTGTTTCCGTCCAGAACGCACACCCCAAGTCAAGCAACCTACCGCCAGCTACATTAAGATGTTCCCAATGGATTTCGGGTGATTCCGATGTGATGATTCCCTTGGTCATAGCTCAAAGATGGCCGCCCCATTACGAACCGACCAATCTTCCCAAAGCAGTTTGGCAAATCCCTTGAGCTTGTTATAGTTCGCCAAATTCTTAATGTCGTTCACATCGTCCAATGCGATGATTGCCTTCTCTGCTAGGAAGGGACGAACGCAACGGAGTTCTGCCTCACCAGAAAAGGGAGAACCATCAATCAGAACAAAGTTAAAATCCACATTATGCTCAAAGTGAATGTCCTCGATTGCGTTGGTCGAATAAGGAAAGGCAGTCTCTAGGCAGACATTGTGCCAGCCTAAAACTGTTTCGAGCGGGTATTGGTTGAGATTTGTTTTGATGGTTCGATAAAATTCCTCGATGTCGTTCTTGTTCATCCAGAGCTTTGATAGGGTTGCCGTGCCGTTGATGGCAACACCCCCCCTTGCAGATAGGTTCATCGAGTGACGGCCTATGCGGTCTGGGTGGTTCTCAATGCTGAATAGTTTTTTGGTTCTGATACATTGAGTCGAGCCATCCCCAGTTCCTCCCCCGATCTCTAGCCCAACCTCAAGCCCCTCGCTATATTTTGCAAGGGCTTGGCCGAAGGGGTCGTGGATGCTTATTTCTTGCACTTTGCATATCCAGTAAGAGCCTTCACGATCACATATTGAATAACCGCTTCCTTGTCGTGCTTTAACGCAATCATCCCGCACTCATACAAATCTTTCTCTGCTTTTTCGTCATAGGTGATATCAACCTTCACGTACTTGGTGGGGTCGGGGTGAGACTTGCCGAATTTAATTATACCAAGCCCCTTGGTATCTTCCCCCTTTTTTGTTTTCCTACATCCAATTATCGGCTTTGCGTTTTTCATAGATCGCTTTTCCTTTCTCGTAGAACTCCGGCTTGTTGTGGTTTTTTAGTTGTTCGTCTGGTTGCCCACCATTAAACATAGGGTTATCGTGCTTAAACTGGATATGTCTAGCCTCAACTACGGCTTGTTCCGCATAGGCTCTATCCGTGAACTCGTTGTCTGAATAGATGCCGTCCGACTCTTGGTAGTCTGGGTGGAATAGATGCCCTTGCTTCTTGAGCCTAGATTGCGTCAGAATAGCCATACAAAGCAGTTTATCGGTTCGGAGGCCATCTGATACTGCCAGCACTTTCTCTTTTGCTGTATCCCCAATAGCGGTCGAAATTAGGGCATCCCAATGGCGGGGGGGTGTCCAATCATCGCTCATTTGAATAATAATGTCCCCCTTGGCTATTTTTGCCCCTGCGTTCCAAGCGTTAATCACCCCCCCCGGATTGCACCTAATGGCTTGGTGGGGGGTGTAGTCGGTGGGGTCGTTATGATCGACCATAAACAACCACTCAATTTCTAAAGGCTTCTCGGCTAAAGAAAGCCACATCCATCGCCTCTGCCAAGCCACTTGCGGTCTACTCCTTGTGGCGTGAACGATTGAGATTTTAGGGGCTGGTCGCATCTTCTTAATCTTTTCAGCCTCGGCGGTTTCTCCCACGCACACCGAAGCCGTCTCGTATAAGTCCATCGCTTGCCAGTTGTAGATCGCCTCGACAAGATTCCAGTAGTGGGCTTTGGGGCGATGCAGGGTGAGACAAGTCCTCGACGCACCATAAGCCTTTACCCAGTTGCCCTTCCCAGACCAATGATTCGCTATATAAAAATAAGCCTCTCGCCTATCGGGTTGCAGGGCTACGGCTTGTCCAAGATAAGAAAGCCTCTCATTTTCTGGTGCAACTCTACCCAAGTTGCAAAGCACATCGTATCGCAGAGTGTCCTCTAGTTCTGGAAAGGCTAACGCCCGCATACTCGAATCAATGCACTTTTCAATCTGCCCAGATAGAAAATACTCTTGGGCTTGGTAGTAAAGGGAGTTGGCGGCTGGGGCAAGGGTGTCGGCCAAGATGTTTAAGTTCCTCTCCGCACTCCTTGGTTTGTATCCGTGGGGCTTGTGGATTCGGAAAATCTTATCCACGCCAATCGTCTTGTTCGGCTCTTTGCAAACCAGCATTTCGTGAACTCGGTTCTTCCAACTACAAGTCCCCCTCTTGGAAATTTCTTCTCGGAGGGGGATGAGTCCGGCATTGTCCACATTGTACTTTAACGCCACTAGGTGAGCGTCTTTTTGAATGGCAAGGTCAATAGCCTCCTCGACAACCTTCGCCCCATCCTCGGCCATCACGTCGTCGGCATCGACCCATAAGCACCACTCATTTGAGCAAGCCTCAAGAGCCGTGTTTCTTGCCGTGGCAAAGTCGTCTATGTGATTCCAATCAGTTCTTTTATTCTGGTAATGAACGATCTTCGCTCCAAGCCCACTCGCAATTTCCTCGGTCTTGTCGGGCGTAGCTGACCCCCTAGAAATACATACAACCATTTCTTTTGCGATTGGGGCAAACGACTTGAGGCAACGCTCAATGTATTCTTCTTCATTGCCAGCGATGAGATAGAGTGATATGGGATATTTCACTTGAATAGGATTTCTGTCTGCTAGAGGATGTCAATTAAATGTGTTTAGTTATTCATCAAGCAGCGGTGATGGTGATGGAAGGTAACCAGCCAGTTGTGGGGATGTAATTTGCGTCTGTGGATGGATTAAATGAATAATTAAATTCATTATCATAGTAATATCCAACATACCAACTTACTCCACCCAAACCCCCATTAGCTAAAAAATTAAATCCTAAAGCTATTTTTGCATTTCCATCCGTATTAAAAGCATAATAAATAGTATCACCACCGCTACCATTATATACTCCGTCTTTCGTGTAAGCTCCGTTCCCGCTGTTGTCCACACCGACTGGTATCCCGTTATTTGATACAATAATTTGACTCGTACTCGCCACAGGAATCCCGCTTGGTGCGGCTCCACCAGAACTAGCTACAACGGCTGTCCTGCTACCGCTTACGGACATTCCGTAGCCGTACCGAGCCATATTAGTCCCCGATAGCTAGGACTACGCCAGAATGGATTCGGAAATTAGAAACATCACCAGCGATATAAGCACCAGCAGGGATTGTTACAGAGTTAGCTAAGGTCACGCTTGCGATTGAACTCATCCCAGTAACAGTAGATGTGATAGAGAAGAACTTGGTTTCTGTAATTGCTACTAGGCCAGCGAACACGCCAGTAACAGAACTTGCCGTTGTGGTGACATACTGCGTGCCGGGTCTGGCGGCGTGTGAAATCTGATCGTAGTAAGGTTCGGAACTGGAAAGGTCTGCCATAGTTTTTTTGCCTTAATGTCAAAAGAAAAAGGAGGAGCAAGGTTTCCCCTGCTCCCCCTTCTTCGGAGGAAACAACCAACCAATCTTTAGCTGTAAGTCGTGGTGATACGGACGGCGGCGTTCGCATCAATGACTTTCTCGGCTGTGTTCATGCGAACACGGAGAACATTGGAGCGACGAGCCTCGTCACGATAGCTCTCGGAGACGAAACCACCGGGTGCGTCTTCCGACCAGACCAAGGTGCGTCCCAATCCACCAGCGGTGAACTGACCGCCAGCAACATTAGCAACAACGATCTTGGTGTCGGGAACAATGAACGAGCCAGAGTAGCTCTTGTTCTTGTTCGCTGTGTTGTAAGCCGCACGACCGATGTAGACATTATCCACACCAAACGCTTCTGCAATCTGCTTCTCATCGAGCAAGCGACCACCAGTATTGGAAACAACTCCGTAGAATTGATTCTGCAAGAGGGTGGTTCGGCGAACTCTCTCATACACATTGGCACTCATTATGACGGCGTTTGCCGCATAGCCTAATTTATTAAGAGCCAATTTGCCAGCCGCAACGTCCGCAGGGGCGTTGATGGTTGCCAAGTTGCCTTCGATGTAGGAAGCCGTAGGGCTAATGTCAGTCGTGGTGAAGGGAGTCGTTGTTGCCCAGAGCAAGTCAGCCACCCGCTTTTCGTGGGAGAGCTTAACTTGGCGGAGCAAGAACTTGGCAGTTTCGCTTTCCAGCGAAAAAAACCTGTTTGCATCCTGCTTGAAACTATCGTCAATTAGCTCTTCCAAGCCTGTCTCTTGGCAATCGTAGGTATCAGAGGTGAATTTCCGAATCGCACGAGCGTATTCAGAACCAGCGTTCCGCTTGGCCGCATCAGCGTTCAAGAGGTCAGCATCAGCCGTCTGCACTTTGAGGTAGACACCACTCTTTGCCGATACTGGCAAGAGAGGAAGAATGTCTGCACCGATCAAACCGATCTCTGCGGGGGCTTCGATGAGGGCTTGGTTGATATCAGCACGAATGGTCGTGCCACCAGAAATAAAGCTCATTTTATATTATTCTTTCTTTGTTTGTTGTTGTTGTTGTTTAGAACATCGGGATTGCGATTTCGATAACAGCCGATGAACTTGTGGCCGCTTCGAGTGCAACACCAGCCGTCACTAGGTTGGCGGCCAATGTGGTCACCAAGCCAGTAGCGTCGAATTTCAAAGTATCACCAACTGCCGCAACGCCGGAGACGGTTGCGAAGAAGGTGGGGTGGAACAACTTAACTGCTACGAAGCCACCAGCGACAACATCTTCTTGAGTTACGCCGATAGCTTTGGTTGCACCAGTTACCGCAACATTAACGAAGCCAGCCGTGGTGGTGTCGGGCTGAACGAATCGGTACGCCGAGATGGCAGAAGCCGAGCCGAATGTGCGAAAATTACCATCAATTTGAGTAGACATTTTCTTTTATCCTTTGGTTTAGAGTTTGGTAATACCGCGAGACAGAGCCTCGCTATATTCCTTGGGGTTAGACAGCATCACGGCTTGCATAGCCTTGAGCTTTGAAGTTCCGTAATCGCTGTGGGCGGCCACGAGTGCTTCAAAAGTTTTGGGTTCAACCTTCGCAGGGGCTTCGACAACTGGCGAAGCCGAGATGGGCTTAATGCCGAACTCGGTGAGAACTTTCTTCACGATCTCACTCATCTCCTCTTTGTCGTCTTCTTTTTCAGAAGGCTCTACCTCAACCGAAATTTCGGGGGCGGGAGTCTCGGAGGGCTTCTTGTCTTCGGCCATCTCCTCTTTTTTTACTTCTTCTTTTGGTTTCATCGAATCTTCAATGGCCGCCAAGCGAACCTTGATGTCCTCGATATCTTTCATATAATTGTTTTCCATATTTGTTTTGTCCTTTTTGTCAAGTGGAGCTTCCTCCACGGATTGTTTA